ATCAATGAAGTAATGAAATTATTTACAAAAGCCGACCAAACAAAACTACAAAGCCAATGGGGTTTCGGGAGTGACTTGAAGTCCCAAATGGTATTTGTTAAAATATTTGAACCGATGCGTCGGGTGTTCTACTATGTGATAAACCAAGACCCGCAAGACCCCGAAAGGATATTTGCCTTGGAAAAAAGCACAAAGGACATCAAGTTGGGATTTTTCCGTAAGAGTGCCATCGAAAACGCCAAGTTACCCCCGTTCGGATTAAGATTTGAACGGGATATGTATTTTGACCCCATTCCCGCCCAACAACTATTGGATGGGTTAATTGAAGGTCAATATTACGCCAAAGGTGGCGAGATAGTGGTAAGCGTAGATGAAAAGGTTTACGACAAAAGCACTTACCCCGCAATGTTCGGTGACTTTGACAAAGATGGCATCAAGAACGTGGATGACCCAAAACCTTATAAGGCGGGAGATGAAAAAAGTATCGAGCAAGTGAAGTTCACTAACGTGTTCGAGAAAATCATTGAAACCCAAAAGGACATGAGAAAGCCCATGAATGACATCGTGGAAAGACTCAAAAAAATCGCGCCAAAGGGTTCTAAAATTATTGCAAGAACCAAAAGCCCATACTCTATTCTCAATAAGTTGGTAAACAAGAAAATGAATACTCTTGAAACCACTAGAGAGGGCGATGTGGAGGGCTTAACGGACTTGATTGGAACAACCATTCTTGTAGACAATTTCCGTTCGTTAGAATCGCTTAAAAACAAAATCCTTGGTGGGGCTATTGGTGAAATATTCGAGTTCAAAGATTACTACGAACACCCAAAGGCGGGCTACATGGCTTACCATTTCATTACACTATTTGAAGGGGTGGCCGTAGAAGTTCAAATCAAGACCAAGCGGATGAAACTTATGAATCAAGCGTCACACTTTGCTTACAAAGACCAAACGCTAGATGCGAAAAAGTTACTCTACTATTCTCAAGTGATGGACAAGGCCGACAAAGGCGATAGAGAGGCGCAAGAAGAAGCGAAAGACATACTTAGGGATAGGTATAAACTTGCGTATGATTTCTACTTAGACAAATCTAAGTATGATGAAAAAATGATTAAATTTGACGATTAATAAAAAAAGACAACATGGAACGTATTAACGAAATTTTACAAAAGGTCGGATGTGGCTTGACCGACTTGCCAAAACCCATTCAAGAACGGATTGAATCAATCGGTAAATTGAAAGTTCAACTTAAAGAGGCCCAAGATGAGTATGAAACCAACCCAACCGAAGAAGTAAGAGAATCTTTGGAAAGTGTGACGGATTACTATGAGGACTATGTAGAAGAAACTTGCGAAATTATTGAAGCATGGGATGAGGACGTGAAAGAAAAAGCCAAAACTAATGCCGATAAAAAGGCTCAAGAAGAGGCGGAAAAAGAAAAACAAAACCAACCACCCGTACCCTCAACTACCGAAAAAAAGGAGAAAAAAGGTATTGGATTAGGTGGAATCATCCTTGGAGTAGCGGTTCTTGCTATCACCATGGGTGCGGTAAACACTATGAGAAGTAAGTAATGGAAGTAAGGGCTAATCAAGTATATCACCTTTTTGACCCACAACCCGTAAGGTTGTTGGATGTGGTATTTGTAGGCCCACTTATGATTTATGCGGGTGTTGAAGGCAACTTTGACCCCGCAATAAAATTCTCACTTATTGCCGTAGGGTTTGCCACAATTTTTTACAACGGAATCAATTATCACAAGAATTACCATGCCATACAAGATAACTAATTACACAAAAGCACAAGCCAAGAAATTGGGTGTTAGCGTGAAGCAATCTTCCGTGAAAGGGAAAAAGATTGACGTTATTAAAGGAGGTAAGAAAGTTGCATCCGTTGGGGCTATCGGGTATAATGATTACCCCACTTTCAAAAAATTGGAAGCGAAAGGTGAAGTGCCAAAAGGCACGGCGGAAAAAAGGCGCAAGTTGTACAAGGATAGACACGACAAAGACCGAAAGGTTAAAGGTAGTCGTGGTTTTTATGCGGACAAATTACTTTGGTAAAACAATAAGAATATGAATTTTAACAACGATAAAATTGAAAAAACGCTCATTAACAAAGGATACAAGTTCTTTGTAGATGGTGAGTTTAACGTAAACATCGTAGGTGTACGAAATAGCGCAACGGGAAAAAGAGTTACCAACGCATTCGACGATTGGATGACTTTGAGTTATAAGGATAATGGCGTATGGAAATATCATGAGTGGCCTTGTACAACGGACAATGGGGCGGGAACGGCCCGTGTGGTAGAAGGTCAATATCGTGGTTCACACATCATTCGCAAGCATCAAGGGAAATATGACGCGGTTTGTCAAGATAGACCCATCAAGGTTTATCGCGATTATGTAGCGGATGGGGTTTACGATGAATCAAAAATCCAAGAAGGTGTGTTTGGTATCAACATCCACAAAGCGGGTGCGGATAGCGTTCAAGTTAACAATTGGAGCGAGGGTTGCCAAGTGTTCAAACGTGAAAAGGACTTTAATGAGTTCTTGGAAATTTGCAAAAAAGCCATGGCCTTACACGGGAATCGCTTCACATACACTTTGATTAATAGCAACGATATTGCTATTGCCAATCCCCCAATAGTATGACCCAAAACCAAAAAACCATTGCATTAATATCATTTGTCCTCCTTGTAGCGGGCGGTGTTGGTTATTTCTATTTTAGGAAAGCCAATACCCCTATTGAGGGGGTGGATGAGAACGATATTGCTCAATTAAAGCAAATTGAAATTGTATGAGTTACCAAATCAAAATACCCGCTACCAATAAAACGCATAGTGTTCCATCGGGGCAACCCGCTTGGAAAGACCAAGCGATAAGCATAGTAAAAAAGGTGAAAGCCAATTATATGCGCCAATTTATTGAAGCGAGTAATTATAGCGGTGTTCCCGTTATGATATTGGTAGGGTTTGCATCGGTAGAGAGCGGTGGTGTTCCGAACGGGGAATTGAGGAATGCGACCCCAGGGGTTATGCAAATGAATCCCTCAACCGCTTGGCAAACTTTGCTAGACCAATTGAAAAAGCAAAGCGTAACAATCGGTAAGTTTTATCCTTTGTACAATTACGTACCATCCGTTTTTACAATCAAAAAGCCGTTGCCCCAAAACTTTTGGAGTGACAACAATGCAAAAATTCGCCAACGGCCCGCAAGTGAGTATTTGGAACTTAAATCCGAAGCCACAAGCGTTCCGATATTGCGCAACAAGATTATTTCCGATGCGGGATTTGCCATCATGATTGGGGCGGTACACCTTGCGCAATTATTTGCAAAAACAATTAGAGATAGTGGACAACCGAGGCTCGACCATATCATCGTTATGTATAACGCGGGTAGTGGTAGGTATAATTCCAAAATCAAGAATACAACTTTATTGACCGCCGACACTACAACGCTTGTAAATAATTTAGGTATCCAAGTATCCCAAGACTACATAGTCAAATTGATGGGTGTTAATGGATTCCTTGATGTTCAAAAGCAAAGATTAGTATAAAGATGACGGCTACAAAAAAGATAAGCGCAAACACACTCCCCGTAAAATAATGGCTTATTTATATCGACATATTAGACTTGATAATAACGTACCATTTTATATTGGTATTGGTAGCGACGAAAAATTTGTTAGAGCATATAACAAGCATCGAAGAAACAAAAAGTGGTTTAATATTGTCGCAAAAACTGATTACAAAGTTGATATTGTTTTGATGGATATTTCGTTGGATGAAGCCAAAGAAAAGGAAATTGAATTTATCAAATTATACGGGCGAAGTGACAAAGGGGAAGGAACACTATGTAATTTAACCGATGGAGGTGAAGGGAATCCAGGTCGTATTGTTTCGCTTGAATGGAGGAAAAACAAAAGCATTGAGCAAACAGGAAGACTCAAATCAGATGAGTTCAAGGAAAAAAGACGAAAATATATGACTGGAAGAAAAATGCCAATAGAAGCCATTGAAAAAACTCGTCAATGGTTAATTGAGAATCATCCAATGCGGGGCAAAAAAATGAATGACCAAGCAAGAAAAAACATAAGCGACGGGCATAAAGGATTAATGGTTGGAGAAAAAAATCCTAATTGGGGTAAATTTGGAAGCGAAAGTGTTAGAGCAAAAAAAGTAATGTGTACGCAAACAAATCAAATTTGGGATTCCGTTAAGGATGTCGCCAAAGAATTAGGTATTCCATATAGCACGATTACAAACCAATTAAACGGACAAAAGAAAAATAAAACTACTTTAATTTATATCATAAATGAATGTCAATAAAAAAATATCGGCTTCACCTTTGCCAATCGGGTTTGACCAATTTAGGAAAAATCCCGTGGCAGCGGTGGCATTTTGTATGCTCGCAGCGGTGGGGTATTTATATTACGATTTACGCGATGGTTACAAAGACCAAATTGAAAAGTCTAACCAAAAAATAGACGCGCTAGACCTTAAAATTGACAAATTGGGTTACGCATTAAAAAAGTCCGATTCGGCACTTTCTTCGGCTATCACCGAACTTAGAATTATTAACACAATGAAGAAATTATGAAACACATTTTATTAGTATTTGTCGCCATATTCTTTTGTTTTGAAATATTTGCACCATTGGGTGCGGTGAACGAACCGAAAGTCGATGAAATTGAAGCGATGCTCAAAAAGATAGAAGGCAATTTGAAAATGGCTTCGGCGGTAACGTCCGTTGCAAAAGCCAAAGGCGAAGCACTTGTTGAAAGCAAAGTTGAAGAGAAAAAAGAACTCAAAGCAACCTTGGAAAAAGCCACCGAAGAGTTAAAAGTCGCTACCGAAAAAGTAGAGGTGTTTTCTACTCGGATGGCCGAAGTTGGATTGGACACATCGCTTGTTGTTGAGGAGGCGGTATTGAGTGGGCCAATTTATGAAGAGTGGCTAGAGTATCAAAAGAACGGAGGGGAGTCGGAGTTTGACTACTATCGCGTTTATAGAAAGTAATTGTATATTTGTAAAAATCGTTAATCATGAAATTTTTAGAATTATTGACCAAATACGCAACCCCAATTATTGCATTTTTGATATTGTTGTTGGGGTTCACAGTTTTATTCTCGATTATATTTTGGGATTTCCCAAGCGACCAAAAAGACATTTACTATTCAATTAGCGGTGGTGTACTTTCCGTAGTCACTATGATTGTATCGTACTACTTTGGAGCGAGTAAAACCGACATACCTAATACCGATAAATAATATGCCATACAAAGTTAAAAGCGGGAAAACGGATATTTTTAATGAAACATTTAAAACCGAATCCGAAGCAAAAACGGCAAAGTATTACGCCATCATTGGTGCGAAAACCAACCGAAGCGCATTCAAGACTATGGATGCGAAAATTGTAAAAGTAGCAAAAACCAAAAAGAAATAATATGGAAACTAACGGAAAAACAAATTGGCCAATGGCTTTACTCGGCGTTGCATTGAGTTTAGGCGTTATCTACGTGACTGTCTACGTAGCGGGCAAGGCTTGGAAAAAAGCGTAATGGATGAATAAAATTCTATCCGAAATCGTCAAGTCTACGGAGGGTAAATACTCCAAGGGCGTTCTCTATGCGGGGGCGGTGGGATTGATATTGTCCGATATTATTCCAACGCCCGCCGATGCTTTGTATTTCTATACCGAAAAGAAACTCCGTGATAAATGGAAGTCGGGGGAAATTACACCGCAAAAGTATTGGTCTAGAACGGCGGGGGCATATTACCTCTACAACCCTATATGGTGGGGTATCGTTCTTGGAGCAATGTACTACGCCAAAGGCGATGTTCGTGATAAAGCGAAAATCGGTTTGATGGTCGTGGGCGCGGGAGCGGTCATCGGAGTATTGTATCGCAACTACCAAAAGGACATCAAAGAAATTAAAAAAGAAGTTATCATGGCCACCGAACCCAAAGTGGAATTTGCGGGGAATAAGAAGCCCGTTAAAAATGGCCAATATCGTTCGGTAATGCGTCGTGGTAACATCATCAAATTTATAGCATAATGGAAGCAAGTACACAACCAACGGGTCAAGCACCCGCACCTACGGGCGGAATGGCGGAAGCCGTTAACGCAACCACTATCGCTTCACCTACGAATGTAGTTTCACCCGTGCCAAGCGCAAGTGAAATGGCCGAGGGTGGGGATGTAGCCCCCGAAACAAAAAACGATGGCTCACAAGATTGGGGTCAATGGATAGCAATCGGGATTATCTCGTTAACCATAGTTTCATTAATCATGAATATTTACACCAACCGCAAAACCATGCTCAAGTTGGATAAAGATGATGCCGATATGCGTAAAGACATCAACGAATTGAAAATGAATGTGAAGAAACAAATGGGCGACAAGTATGAGTCCATGGATTAAC